CCGTTCGATCGAAGAGGCCGGGCCGACCGGCCACTACATGACCAATTACGAGACGGTGCGCGACGGCAAACTGTCCCCCGACTATTTCAGCATTGCCACCCTCGACGAGGCGAGCGTGCTGCGCTCGTTCGGCAGCCTCACCTATCAGAGCTTCCTCACGCTCTTCGCCAATGTGAGGTTCCGCTTCGTCGCCACGGCGACCCCGTCGCCTAACCGGTTCAAGGAGCTCATCCACTACGCTGGGTTCCTCGGCGTCATGGATACCGGCCTGGCGCTGACCCGCTTCTTCCAGCGCGACAGCGAGAAGGCGGGCAACCTAACGCTGTTCCCACACAAGGAGCAGGAGTTCTGGCTTTGGGTGGCGAGCTGGGGCGTGTTCCTGCAGCGCCCGTCCGATCTCGGCTTCACCGACGAAGGGTACGATCTGCCTGAGCTCGTTGTGCGCTGGCATGAGGTGCAGGTGAACCTGGGCGATGCCGGTCACGACCGGGACGGCCAGGGCATCCTCTTCCGAGGCGGCGCGCGGGGGCTTGCCTCGGAAGCCAAGGAGCGCCGCGACACGCTGGGTTCGCGCATCTCGCGCATGCGCTCGATCGTCGAGGCGGCGCCCGAGGATCATTTCATCCTTTGGCACGACCTCGAAGATGAGCGGCGCGCAATCGAGGCGGCATTGCCTGAGGCGATATCCGTCTATGGAAGCCAGGACCTCGACCTGCGCGAGCAACTGATCATCGACTTTTCAGACGGCAAGCACCGCATTCTGGCGGGCAAGCCGATCATGCTGGGCTCTGGCTGCAACTTTCAGCGCCACTGCCACCGCGCCGTGTTCATCGGCGTCAGCCACAAGTTCAACGACTTCATCCAGGCCATCCACCGGCTGCGCCGCTTCCTGCAGGAGCAAACCGTGGAGATCGACATCTCCCTCGCCGAGACCGATCGAGAGACCGTCACCGACCTCAAGGCCAAGTGGCAGCGCCATAACCAACTGGTCGAGGAAATGAGCAAGATCATTCGAAAGTACGGCCTCAACCACGACGCGATGGCCGCTGAACTCACGCGCGCCATTGGAATCGAGCGTATCGAGGTCTCGGGCGCGAAATGGACTGTGGCGAATAATGACTGCGTCGAGGAGATAAAGCTCGTCGCCGACAACAGCCTTGACCTGGTCGTTACCTCGATCCCGTTCTCGAAAAAGTACGAGTATTGCGAGAGCTACAACGACTTCGGCCATGTCGATGACGATGAGCACTTCTTCGAGCAGATGGATTTTCTGACGCCCGAACTGCTGCGCGCGCTCAAACCTGGCCGGCTTGCCTGCATCCACATCAAGGACACCATCGACTTCGGCGCGGTCACCGGGCTGGGATTCCCCACCGTCAATCCGCTCCATGCCAAGACCCTGGCCCACTTCATGGCCCACGGCTTCGCTTATATGGGCCTCATTTTCATCGATACCGATGTGGTTCGCGAGAACAACCAGACCTACCGGCTGACCTATTCCGAGCTCCGCAAGGACGGGACCAAGATGGGCGTCGGCAGCCCGGAATTCGTGCTGCTGATGCGCAAACCCCAGACCGATCGGTCGCGTGGCTATGCCGACGATCCGGTGCAGAAGCGCATTGAGGACTATTCTCTTGCTCGCTGGCAGATCGATGCCCATGCCCGCTGGAAGTCGGACGGCAATCGTTTCCTGACGGTTGACGAGCTCGCCGCACTCCCGGTCGACGTGATCGGCAAGGTCTTCAAGGATCAGACGCGGGCCGAACTCTACAATTTTGAAAGCCATGTCCGGATCGGGGAGAGCCTGGCGCAACGTCGGGCCTTGCCGACCAAGTACATGGCGCTCATGCCCGGCAGCAGCCGGCCGGACGTCTGGGACGACGTCAACAGGATGCTGACGCTCAACGGCGACCAGGCGGCGCGCAACCTTGAGAAGCATGTCTGCCCCCTCCAGTTCGATATCGTTGATCGCCTGATCACCCGCTACTCGGAGCCTGGCGAGCTGGTCTTCGACCCGTTCGGTGGCCTTTTTACCGTGCCCTATCGCGCGCTGGAGCTTGGGCGCCGCGGGCGTGCTGCAGAGCTCAACCCGGGCTACTTCCTCGACGGCGTCAAATACCTCGAGGCGCAGGAACGCAAGCTCGGCATGCCGACGCTGTTCGACCTCATGACCGCGACAGAAGAGGAGGTGGCATCGTGACGGTGGATATCGACAAGGAGCAGGTCGATGCGCTTGGGCGCGCCGTTCCGCCTTCGGCGCCGCGCCGAAAGCTGCCGGCGCGCCGACGCAGCGAGGCGGTGAGCTTCGACCACATTCTTTCGAATGGCGGCCGTGATGGATACATCGCCACGATCGGTTACCAGCCCGACGGTCGTGTCGGGGAGGTCTTCATCGATCGGCCAAAGGTTTCGAATGATGCCTCCAATCTGGGCCATGACGTCGCGGTGCTGATCTCGATCGCGATGCAATATGGTGTGCCGCTCGACGTCCTTCGCGCTGCCGTGGGTCGCGACGAGAACGGGTTGCCCCATAGCCTTGCGGGCACCGTGCTCGACCTCCTGGCCGAGGAAGCACAGCGCCCGGCCGTCGTCATCGTGGGGGCGTGACATGCCTTCGCTCGGTCGCAGGAACAGGATCCGTGAGAAGGTGCTGGCCAGGGTCGAAATGCATCCCTGCACCTCGCTCGGAACGGATTGCTGGATATGGACAGGCCCCGATAGTGGGGACGGCCGTGGCGGCGGCTATCCGCGCATGACGCTCGATGGGCAGACCGTGGCCGTCCATATCGTCATGTGGACCAACGAGCATGGTTTCGTGCCCGGCCGAAAACAGCTCGACCACCTGTGCCGACGGCGGCGTTGCGTGAGCCCGCAGCATCTTGAGCTCGTCACGCATCTGCAGAACCAGAAGCGCCGCGACGGGGCGCGGGACGGCGGCTCTTGAGCCCGGAACTTGCAGCGCTGCGCGACGAGGCGCTGACGAACGTTTCATGCCTCGCCTGGGCGGAGGCGCAGGGCTGGAAACTGACGCGGGTCGGCACCGAGTTTGCTGGTCCGTGCCCAAAATGCGGGGGCACCGACCGGTTTGCCATCAACCCGAAGAAGAATGTCTGGCTCTGCCGCGAATGCGATGTCGGCGGGGATGTCATCTTTCTCGCCCAGCATATGCTGGGCCTGTTCTTCGCCGAAGCTTGCGAGCTCATCACCGGCCGTTCGGCGCGGCAACGTATCGACCCCGAACAGGCAAGGCGCATGTCGGAAGAGCGGGATGCTGCCGAACGGCAGCGCATCGCCACCGAAAACAAGTTTCGGGAAAAGGCGCGCAAGGATGCTTACGAAGTCTGGGAGTACGCCCTCGGCCGGCCGATGGACGTGGTGGCGACCTATCTCGGCCAGGCCCGTGGGCTTGCCGGCGGAGCCATCGACTTTGACGCCCCCGACTGGCACGCCGGCATGCCGTTGCGCTTCATCGGCGATCGGCCGTACTGGCACGATGGCAAGGTGCTGTTGCGGGCGCCAGCGATGATCGCTGCCATTCAGCGAGCCGATGGGCGTTTCGGCGGCGTCCACCAGACTTACCTGGGTCTATCGCAGCCCAAAGGCAAGGCGGTGCTTCCAGAGATCGAGGGGAAGGCCCCACCGACCAAGAAAGTGCTGGGCGTCAAGAAGGGCGGCGCCATCCGCCTGATGACGCCAAGCGGATGCCGGCGGCTCGTCATGGGCGAGGGCATCGAAACCACGCTGACAGCGCGCGCGCACGCCTTTGAGGAGGATACCGCTTACTGGGCGGGCGTCGACCTCGGCAACATGGCCGGCAAGGCTGCGCGGCGGGCCTCGGGCGGCATGCAGCACGACCAGCCCGATATGGATGACCTCGAGTGCTTCATTCCGCCCGATTGGGTGGAAGAGTTCGTAGGGATCGTCGATGGCGATGAGCCGGAGAGGCGCACGATCGAAAAGGTTACCCGGGGCCTCCGCCGCGCCAAGCGGCTGCGCGCTGAAGCTCGTGCTTCCAACCCGGACCTGCCGCCTCTGGCCACGTTCATGGTCCCGCCTGGCGGCGCGGGCACAGATCTCAATTCTATCGCCATGTCGGACATGGCCGAAATTCACGGGGAAGACTGAGCACATGGGGCGCGAAGGCAAGAAGGGCGTGCGGCAGGCGATGGCGGCCGCAACGCCGGTGGAAGACGAGCCGTTCGATCCTTCGGCGGTGCCGTGCGACGACAGGGCCAAGGCGAAGCGGCGCGCCCGTTCCGCAAGGAACCAGGGCGACAGCGCACCCCCGCCACCCCCTGACGATGCTGTCGGCG